TTACGCCTTCAACAGGCTTTTAATCTCATCTAGATCAATATCATCAGGCCTAGGTGGCTTCGCACCACCGTCAGCCCAGCGTATGAGCTGCTCTAGATGCTTTACCGCGGTTACCAATGCCATACGCAGCCGGTGATTATCTACCTCCACACCACGGCGACGCGCACGCTCATCATCTAAATCAGCCTGCATTTTGTCAATGCGTGCCTCCAGCACGTCCATGCGCGAACCTTTCGCAGTATGTGTATCCGACCTGGCTTTCACCACACCGATCAACACACCACCTAACGCCGTGACAAGCGCACCCACACCACTTAAAAAAGCAGCTACAACACTCATGCAGCTCCCCCTTCCTTAGCAAAAGGAATATCCCCACGCTTACCACGCCACACAGCCCACATCAGCGAAACCGTCATGGCAAGAATAAGAACTCCAACAAGCCATAGCACTGACTGATTGTGCTCTACAGACGCAGCAAGCAGACTAAAAGCCCACGACAAATTGAGACCGGTCGCAAGAGCGAGAGCAACGATATCCACATGCCACCTATCAGTCACCGCAGCAACGGCGCATAGCCCACCAACCGCGAGGTGGACCCATGCCCACGCAATAATCGGCATGATCGATTCCACCGGCCGCTGCCACCGCAACGGATCCCCCAAAACCCCAGGGAGATAATACAACCCCATCGCAGCCTGCACCACAGCAAGCAGCAGTAGCGCCGTGGAATCAGTCATCAAAAAAGCCCGCACACGGCGGGCAGTCGGCTGGACACGAGAAGGCAAATGCTCAATAGGCATCAGTTCTACTCCTTACGGTGTCGTGCAGGAGACGACACCGCACTAGCAGTCCCCTGAGTACCGACACTGATCGAGGCAATCGATGTCAAAACACTAATCACTGTGGCCGTAGCAGCAATGCCAAAAGCACCTGACCAGTCCAGCTCCCATATCGGCACCCCGACAGCCAGCACAGCAAGCAGTGCCTGCGCAAATGTCTTGATCGCACGCTCAGCTAAATCTTTCCAAAACTCAACTGTCATTATTTGCCTGCCTTTGTATCGTAAAAGCCATCCATTCCCAGTTTTTCACCAATCGCACCCAACGCATCAACGATGGTACGACCTCCCAGCTGACCCCAGCCGGGGTACTGTCCTAGGTCTTCGCTTCCTGTCAGCTGTGCTTTGATGTCACGCGAGTATGCCTCATTCATGTTCTTCTTCTCCTTTGAAACCATTGTGTTTTGTGTGTGTCCACCTGCGGGGTTGTCGTACCACCACTGTGCTCGGCTCATATATAAATCGTGGTACTTGTGTCCTGGTCGTAGGTGGTACGGGCAGGAAGTAGCGCCACCGGATTCGGTGCAGTGGAATCGGATATTCTTTCCGGATTCTGGTCGTCCTAATCCGTAGTAGCGGCACAGTGCGGCTACAAGGTGCGCTCCTTCTTCGAGGGTTTTCTCCCCTATTGGCCAGTCTTGTGATGCACCGGCAGAGTTGGAGTGCTCAATTGCGATGGAGCGTTGGTTAGACAATAGGTTTGCGTTTGCCCATGCGGTGTCCCAGTCGTTGACTGCTTGGCCGATTTCACCGGTAGGGCCGATGCAGTAGTGTGCGGATGCGGGTCGTTGTGACCAGACTCGGACGCATTCGTCGACACCACCTACCATGGCCATGTGGTGGAGGGTGATGAATTTGATTGATTCGCCGCCTCTGCCTGGGCTGAAGTTTTTGGTGAGGAGGTTGTATTTGTCTGGTTCTAGGGTTTCCCAGTTTTTCACGGGGACGTTCCTTTCTATGCATAGCCCCCACCTCGGTTGGTGAGGGTATAAAAAATGCACCCTATGCGGGTGCGGGGGTTACTCAACGTTGATCATCAGCCACAGAAAACGACGCTTCCGGGTTCAGCGCTACCAGTTATTAAATAGGTATCCATAGCCACTGGACTATGGGGGTGTGTTGTATACCCGATTTATGATACTGGATGCATCGGTAAATCCCACCTTCATACTCGACTACATCACCAAGGCTGTAGTAACGCCCATAATCCCATGCTGGGATCTCGGGCCAAACCCGAGCAGCGCCGTAATACACCTGTCTTACCGAAGCTCGTCCGTAGTAAATCTTGCTAGGGGTCTTACCCCCGACTCTCAAGCCAGCCATCACCAATCACCGAACCAGATAAATAGTCGAGTTATCTGGACGTGTCGGCATCTGCGACACCACCCGTATCTCCGGGATAGTGCCCACCTTGGCTTGTAGATCCTGCACATCGGATTTGGTGGCCATGTCGGCGATCTCTTCTTTTCCAGCCTTTTTACCAATCTCAGCCTCAATGGTGAAATACTTACTTTCCAGCTGGCTAAGCCCCATGATCTGTGAGGTAGTGTGCGTATGGTTCGTATTCGCCTTACTGGCCAAAGCGTCAGATAAGCCGCGAACCCCATCAATACCCAAATTCGTGATTTTCTGGGCAAGCGTCGCCACATCCGCTTGTGACGCTTTCTCGGAAAGCTGCTTGATCAGCGCGGCCGCAGCACTCTTTTGAGACGAAAGCTCCTCCGCGACTTCTTTCAGCGTGTCATAAGCCTGTGGCGCACCGTCAAGAATTTTCTTCACCACAGCATCGACAGCAGACTGCGCCGCCGACTCCACAGATTTAGCAGCTGCCTGCGCTTTCAAAGAATGCTGTCCCGCGTTCGCTGCGTCCCGTTTCGCAGACTCCGCATCACGCTTGACCTGCAAGATCAGGGCCTGTGCGGCTTCTGCGATCTTCTCCTGCACCCCAGCAAAAGACTTCCCTGCGTTTTCTTTCAGCCACTCGTACTGTGGCTGCCACTTCTCCAGCTGCTGTGACCGTGCCTCCCACTGATCAAGACGCGCCTTCAACTGCTGCCACGCAGACAACGCCGTCTGAGCATCCTTACTAGCCGTAGCCGCAGATTCCTCAGCAGCAGCAGCAGACTTTTCTGTCTTCTCACGATCAGCAGACACAGACTTCACTGCCTCACCCGTGGATTTCACACCACGAGCCACCTCAGCCGCCAGCTCAGCCAATTTGTCGTGCACCTCCGGCGTGAAATCCTCCGCAGCTTCCATCGCCTCCGCGATTGTGGTCATCCCCTCAGCGACCAGCAGGGGTATTGACTCACGGGCCATAAAATCCGCCCCCACCAGCACCAACACCGCAGCACCCGGCGCGGTATCCGCCGTGAACTCACCTGATTCGTTGACTATCACGCGAACGGGTTCATCCACGATGACTGCTTTGCCGGCTGTGCGGGTGCGTGCAGCACGCAAAAGCACCTCACGAACCCTCGACGGTGTGTTTGTTATTGTTTCCAATTTTCCTGCAAGTCTAGGCATTATTGCAGGCCTCTCTTTCTGCGTTCTTCGGTCAAAATGGCTGCGAAATTCACGATCGGGTGCACCGTGACAGATACTTGGTTAAAGGCTTCGAATCCGCCGACCTGTGGCGTGAATGTCTGGCCAGCGGTCATATCTGCGGTGAAGGAAAATGAGTACCCGCGGAGTGCATTGACGCGGGCGATACCCAGTATTGATGCTCCGATTGTGTAAGGCGAGTCTTTGAGATAGAGCTGGATATGATTGTTGGATGGGTAGCTGACGTGTACGGGGCCGGCCCACACAGGGTCCCACGTTGATACTGTGGCAGAGGAAGGCCTCGATAGGTCAACGTAGCGCTTCATAGCCTCCTGCTGAGCGGCTAGCTCATTCAACCCACGATCCTGGATTCGGTTCCACTGTGTATTTTTTCAATCAGATCTGACTGGACTTTATCCAGTTGGTCTTTTTGTCGTCTCCACTTCTCCAGCGCATCCTCGGCTTTCCCATCGGCTGTCTCCGCCTTCGCGTCAGCGTCCTTTGCTGCAACCGAAGCTGCAGACGCCACAGATGAGATTGCTCCGATCTCGTTCATTCGCTCTCTGCGCTCTGATTCAATGTCAGCAAGGATTTTTCGATTCTCAGAAATGATTTTGCGGCGATCATTGATCAGCTGCCCGCCAACATGCGCACGCCACCCTGTTGTTTCGCGAGTAATTGATGTGACCGGCAGCACCAGCTCTTTCCCCCAGATACGAACACCGACAAGATCCCCACACGAAAAATCAATCAGCGGCCGCCAATCACCAAACCCCGGCGCGATGATGTCTTGCTCGAATAGGACTTGCCCTGTGATTCTTCGTGCTGCTGTGTCGAGAGCTAACTCGTAGGTTGATTGTCCTGTTCCGATGTTGACGTCTGCGTCTTCTCGGGTGAACCCGAAGTCGAATCGGCCTTGAGGCATATCTTCTGGGATGTGGACGTAACCGTCTGTGACGCGCTTGTCTCGTTCTTCTTGTACGTCTCCTTTTTTGAGTGTGACGTTGAGTTTTCCGTAGACCATGCAGGCTTGTCTTCTGGGGATTGTCATGGACATTTCTTGTGCATGAGCGACGAGTTTTATTACTGGGTCCATCATTCCTCCTGAGTGATCTCGATGACGACGATGGGTTCTTTCAGGTCAAGTCCCGGCACTGGTGGGTCGCTGGGCCACCATGTTTTGCATTTCACGGTCACGCCTGCAGCTAAAGCCAGGTCGCTGATTTCGTCCCAGATGAATCTGTCCGTTGGACGGATCACTAGCTGTGGTGATGTTGGATTCGATGTAACTGGTTTGACTGCGATCGGCAGGCTTCGGCCTTTCGATTTCAACATCGTGTTGATTGCTTGCAGTGACTGGCTAATGAGTTTTCCGATTGTGGTGTCGGCAGCCCCTGACAAGGTGAATCCGTCGGCAACTTCTGCGACTTTGATGTCTGCCATCGTCCTAGTCTTTGACCATTTTCCAGCCCAGTCCTGATTGAGATCGACCCATTTACCGGTCCATGAATATGGTGCTGATGGGCATGGGAGTGCGCCGAGCGTCCATTGGATTTCGCAGACCCCGTTGAATTCGAGCAGTGTTGGTGATTCTTGGTCTCCCAATGCGACTGTGAATACGCCTTTGTAGACGTTTCTGATCCCCTGTGCTACTTCGATCGCTAGGAATACTGCGTCTTGTGCCGCTGCGATGAGTTGGCCTTGCTCGTCGACTTTCGCCAGATTTTCGGCAATCAGGTAATCCACCATTGGGTGAATGTGCCCATCGACTCGCGTCTTGAATACTGCTTTGCATGATGATGGGGTCATTCTGGTGATAGGGGCATCGATGCTGACAGGTGCTGGCATGTCCACGATGGGTTCCATGTTGTTATCCATGAGTCCGATCCACATTCCGTAATCACGGATGACAGCAGATCGGTGCTTTGCGAATTGCTCCCACTGCGATACGTCCATTTACAGCCCCCATGGGTCTAGATACCCAATACGCCACATGATGTAACCGTTTTGGGTGATCTCGTATGTCTTCGTTTCTTTCCTCGGCACGCCTTCCGGCCACACTGTTCCAAGCTTTTTGAGCAGCTCGCGGTCTGGTTTCCCATCTAGATCAGTGATCGACACTTGATGTCGTGTCGTCCGCAAGACTCGTGGCGTGGGTGTTTCAGGAAGATTAATCTTTGCTCCGCTTGGCAATGTGATCGTCGTGGTTTTTTGCCATCGGTATTCTGGCCAGAGATCACAGTCACCATAATTGACGATGTCAATCTTTCCGCTGGCTTCTTTTCGATCTGCCCAAAAGATTCCTTCGTCAGCAGCGAGTGTGATCGTGATTTCCTCTGCAATCTCCTTCGCTGTGTCCTGCGATGGCGCGGAGATGATCGAATCCAGCCGCACCTTCAGCCCCACAGGTATCCCAGTTCCATCGATCCTGCACGTCGAGTAATCGAATGCCGAGAAGATCTGCCTGGTCTTGCGCATTGCTTTCTCCATTGGCATTTCTTTCGTTGGATACACAACCATGGTCACACCGAACGTAAACGGCTTAATCGTGACCCCATCAAAGACTTGGCCCGGCACTTCTGGGATCACGGTTGTTCGTGCTTCTATTGCCCCCTTTAAATCTGTGATTCCCCCTTTCAGGAGGAATGCAGGTGATCCATTTTCACCAAAGAGCTTTTGACCTGATGGTGAGTAAAACATCACCTGCATTATGACCTCCTAAAGCTGCGAGTGCGCTGCTTCCAATGCACTCGGTGCGCGGGCAGCCTCGACCATCTCGACACGAGCCTCTAGACCTTTCACTGCGTTAAGCGTTTCTTCCAGCGCCTTCGCAATGTCCTGGTCTGTATGGAGCCTGCCGGTTTTTTCGAGTTTGACCACGACAGTTTGGTTGATTCCTTGATTGATAATATTTGCCGCTGATCGATCTGCTAGATCTTTCAGACGACCGACTATTTCATCGAGCTGCGATTTCCCACGCTGCGCGGTTTCAGCGAGATCACGAGCTCTGCGCGCAGAATCCTGCGCGAGCGCGTCATAAGCTTGGCGCACTCCCTCGTTATCTGCTTCTCCTGCTGCAGCATGGTAACCAGCGGCATCTCTTTCTGCTTCCAACGCTGCCTTTTGAGCTGCAAGACGCTGCTCAATTTGAGCTCGCTGTGTTGCCAGAAGCTGCTTCTGTATCGATGAATCATGCTCCATCGATTGCAGTTTCTTCTCGTAGTCCCACGTCGCAAACTGGTTCTTGATCTTCATCGCCTCAAACGGTGTCGAAGCAATCATAGCGCCATTGCCACCGAAGAACGATGCGATACCACCCATGACTCCAGCAGAATGAATCTCTTTTTGAACCTCCGGTGGAAGCTTCTTTAGTTCTTCCTCCGCGTACTTTTTGTACGTGGATTCCTGCATACGGCCCTGCTTGATCTCAGCGATACCATTCATCACCTGACCTGCACCGCCAAAAAGCAAGCCGGCGATGCCACCAAGGAGTGCTCCAACAGGGCCACCAAGAGCAAAGCCAGCAGCAGCGCCTCCCGCTGCGCCTCCCAAGCCTTTCAAAATTCCACCAAAAATCGAACCAGCACCCTTGCCTTGCAGTGCCTTTCCTTGGTTCATCCGCTCAAGCGCAGTAGCGCCCTGGGCCGTGACACCATAAAAAGATGCCGCCTGCGCCGATAACTTCTGCGCTGAGAGTTCAAGCAACCGTACTGCGGTGTGCTGCTTCAGTGTTGCCTCGGCAGCAGCTAGACCAGCAAGTTCTACTTTGCCTTGTGCATCAAGCTGATCAATTGCTGATTGGATCCGAGCCTCATGAACCTTCCACTCAGCAGCTTTAATCTTGCGTTTTTGCTCCTCGGTGTACCAGGTAACTTCCTCAATCGCGAAGATTCCTGTTTTCCTGTACCGATCCATGGCACGAGCCATCGCATCAATACCAGAAGCACCCAGCATGATCCCTTCTCGACGCCGCTTATCCAACTCAGCCTGCGCTTGCGCAATACCCAACGCACCGTTTAAAGCTGCACGGTGAGTATCCCACTGAGCAATCCGAAGATCGTTGATCGCCTTAATCTGCTGAATCGTCAAATTCGCATTTTCAATGCGCATCTCCGACAGCTTCTGACGGCCCTTCTCAACTTCTTCCGCCATCTGCGACACCAGCGACCAGCCACGTGATTGCCCCTCGTACACAGCAGTGAATGCTCCCGCAATAGCCTTGCCGATCTCAGCGATAGCACTCACAACAGACAACGCAAGCTTGATTTGCCCGACAGCAACATCACCCAGCGCCTTTTCCAGCGCAGATGAAGAATCTACAGCCTTCGACTCCGCATCAGAAACTTTCTTCCTAGCCTCTGCTAGCTTCTTTGAATCTTCTGCTTGGCCCTTGGCATTCGGTCCCTTCTTCGCGATTTCACGCTCAAGATCTGCAAGCTCTTTCCTTGCTGTCGCTAGGGCTTCATTCGCAGCCTTCGAATCCTCTGCAGCCTTAGCCACAGAATTTTCCACGCTTACGTATTCCTTCCATGCACCCGTGATGTGGGTGAGCCCCTTCAACCCTTCAATGCCCATCGCATTGACGGTCTCCAGAACAGGAACAACCTTATCTGCCATGCTATGAAGGCCGCTTAGCTGATCATTCAGCTTCTCCATATCCACTTGTGCATTCAAGCTTCCCGGCGCGGTTGGGGTTTCCCTGATTTTCGTTCCGAGAAGTTTGTCTGCGATGATGCCGAATCGGTCTGCGACCTGTGGCACAACGGTAGTGAATTTGTCGAAGCTGGCTGTCAGTGCTGGTGGGAGGATGCGCTCTGGTGCTCCGTGGTTGATTGCTATTTCTCCGTGTCCGAGAATGCCACCTCTATCGTAGATTTTTGCTTTCTTTTCGATTCCTCTCGGTCCCTTTTCTTTGAGCAGATTCGGGATCTTTGAGATTCCTCGGTAGACGGTTGCTAGTGAATCTTCGATCGAGTTGACAGCATTGTCGACGCCTTTGACAAGTGCGTCTTTCCCAGAGTCATATGCGCCTCGTGGGATTGCTTGCCATGCCGGTGGTGGGCTTGGCAGTTTTGCGGCGATGGGGTCCATGACAGTGCTGATGACACCACCGAAGGCTTTAGCGATCATGCTTCGCTGTGCTTGTGGTGAGACTCCGCCGCTTCCTGCAGTTTCGAATGCTCCGTCTGCTCCGATCGCTAGGTGGAATCTGCCTGGACGCACACCATTGAATTGCGCATGGTCTGCGCCAATAGCTGGTCCACCGTATGCGACGTTTCCATGGCTTCCTCCCGATTCGACGTTGACGGTTGAATATGGCCCGACGCCTGTGAGGGTGCCTGCAGTGTGTCCACCGCCTGGGCCTCCTGGGTTGTCATGGACACCAACGCTAAAGCCCTTTCCCAGACTTGGCGCCCATGGTTGACCACCTGGGAAGGAACCCGTGGCCCATGCTCGTCTTCCGCGTCCTCCGTGGAGGATCGCGTCAGCAATGGCAGACATGTAACCAGAGCAGTCCTCGTAGCCCCATGTATATGGGTTGCCGTTTCTCGATTTTGCGGCCTTATGGCCGTTTTCGAGTTGGAGTTCCCACATTGGGCGGATTGCTCCGCCGTCTTTGAACTTTGGCAGCATTGAGAACAGTCCGTTGTCATCAACGTTTCCGATTCCTCGGCGTTTTACCTCGGAGCCGTAGTCGTTGACAGACTTGCGGTGTTCAGCGATGAATCTTCCGCCGTCCCACGTGAATGGGGTTCTGCTTGCGATCAAATCACGCATGAAGTAGATCGCATTGTGTCCACCGGCGCGTTGGACTTCCTTCGCTGTGAGCATGTGCTCACCATTCGAGCCCCACATCAGAACATCGTCTGATGTTCCGGTTCCTGGTCCTGCGATTCGGCCACCTGTTGCGTGCTCTGGGATTCCTGCGAGTGGGTTGCCTTGTTTCAGCCCTGGTAACAGCCCCGCGATAACATTCCAAGCCTTGAGAATGCCACCGTTATAGACAGTGTTAATCATGAAGTTCACTGGTTTTGCCAGTGCTGATCGAAGCGTCGCCCAGGTAGATTTGATCCCATTGACAACCGAGGAAAAGAAATCTCTGAGACCGCTAAGTCCAGCTTTGAACCCTTCGATAACGTTGCCAGAGATCCACATCCATCCGCTGTACAGGGCACCTTTGAGCCATTCCCAACCAGCACCGATAGCCCCGGTTGTTGCCTCCCAGACGCTTTTAAGTGTCTCCACACGGGCTGTCCACGCATCAAACACTGCAGTTTTGAGCATCTCCCAGCCTGTACGCAATGCTGAGGAAAATAGATCCCACCCAGCTTGTAGCGCAGAGGTGAAGCTCTGCCACGCTTGCTTTCCGGTCTCCGTTTGAGTGAAGAACCACACAAGTCCAGCTCCCACCGCAGCAATTGCTGCAGTGACCCACGCAATTGGACCAAGCCCGATTACCCATGCTGCTGCTACCTGCGCTGCTCCTGCGAGAGCTTGGATTCCAGTCGTGACCCAGCCAATGCCCACCGCAGCGATCGACGCCACAATAGATACACCAGACTGTGCTTTAGTCAGTAGCCATGCACCAGCAATCTGACCAGCTCCGAGTGTTGCTTGCGCGCCTGCTTTGATCCATCCCGCACCTGTTGTCCACAGCGCAGCGATATTTGCAGCACTTGCTTGAGCTGCCTCAATCTTCGTCAGTACCCACGCTTGCGCTTGCTTTGCTGCTGATACTGTTGCTGCAACACCTGCAGCAGTCCACTTCGCAGCCAACCCGACGAGGAAAGGAACAACAATCGGAGATACTGCAACTGCAAGAGCAATCAGTTTGTTCCTGTTGTCTTCAAGCCACTGCGCTGTTACTGCTAGTACGTCTGGGATCTTTTTAAAACCTGGGACAAGGGTGTTCTCGACAAACTCGATAGCTGAGGTAAACCCATCTTTCAGATTGAGGATGGCAGGAGTCAGCATGTTAAACACTGCTGTTGCCACAGGCTCGATAGCCAGCATCGCTTGCATCTTGAACTGATGCCAATGCTCCTTAAAAGACGCAGTTTCAGCAGCTAACCCAGAAATTGTGTCATTTGTCGCGCCTGTCGCACTCATGAAATCTTCAACAGAAAGGGTTCCAGTTTGCACAGCATCAACAAACTGCGCTGCACCCTTTGCCCCAAAGATTCCTTCGGCAAGATTGATAGCACCTTGAGAATTACCAGCTTTGACCAGCTGTTCAATCGAGGTGATCGTCTCATTCAACGCCTTTGGTGCATCCTTGCCCTCGGCCGCGAACGTTGTCAGTGCTTTCGACATCTTCGACAGCACACCATCAGCGTTCACGCCTGCTTTGTCGAGCTGGCCCACCAAAGCTGCTGAATCAGCCATGCTAAAACCAAACTGTCGAAGCTGAGGGCCAGCTTTTACCGCAGAATTCGACAACTCCGTGATGGTCAAACCTGTCGCCTGCGAAACTTGGAACAGCGAATCAAGCGCTGCTGGCATCGCATCTGCTTCAATGCCGAACCCGTTAAGCGCTTGGGATACAGCGTTAATGTCCGCATCAACACCCATGTGCTGTAACTGCAGCATCTGCGCCGTCATCTTTTCCAGCGGTGCGCCAGTCAATCCCAGACGAGTGTTAATGTCTGCAAGCGCAGTTCCCACAGCCTCCATATCATCGCCAATTCCGATGTTATTGGCTGCTACATTGCGCATCGACTGCTGCAAACCAGCGAATGCCTCACCCGATGCGCCCGTGCCGATACGGATCGTGTCATAAGCGCTGTCAAATGCTGAACCAACATCCAACAGCGTTTCCTTGATCGCCGCGAAACCAGCGAACCCCGCAACAGCACCCGCAGCAAGCGCAGGCAACGCCCCAAGCTTGTCGCCAAGCCCACCTGTCATCTTTGAGAACAGCCCAGCTTTTTCAGCGTTAACTTCCATCGCATCGCCGGCTTGCTGCGTTGCCTTAGCAACATCATCTTGTGCAGATGCCAACGATTTTGCAGCCTTTGCTACAGCCTTATCAGCTGCCTCCTGATCCCGGCGCGCTTTTTCTACTTTTGCTTCTGCTGCTGCAACCTCGGAGGCTTTCGCGCCTTGTTTTTCTTTGACTTCAAGGAGTTTGAGCTCTGCGATTTGGGTCTTTGCTGCTGCGTCTGCTGCGCGGTTGTGGGCGCGTTCGAAGACAGTTCCGGCTTTTTCTGCGGCTCGTTCTGCGCGTTGGAGGTTGCGCTCCATCGATTCTGCGAATGTGGTTGCTGCTTGTTGTCCAGCTTTTTCCGCATTTTTGTCGATGGATTTAAAGAAGCCGTCGAATGAGGCAAGAATCGGCACATATGTTGCGTCGCTGTCCATTGTTCTTCCTCCTTATTGCGGTGGTGGGGAAAGCCCCAGGAGGAAGTTCACGGCGTCGACTTGATCCTCTTCGTCCACCTTTCCGTAATGCTTGATGTCTTGGTCTGGTGACCACGGATAGAGTTTCAGCTTTGGGGCTTTAACGTGGTTGGGGTTTTTAGCCTGGCTGCGTTCTAACAGAAAATTGGTGATCCTGATGAGGTTGCTGATCTCCCACATCATGGAGAGTTCTTGGTTCCACAGGTTCCCGTCGAATGTCTCGCGCTGCTGGCTCCTGTGGAGTGCTGAATTTTCTGGCAGGTGGCTAATGAGTACGAGCAGCTTTCTGGTTGTGATTTCTTCGCGCCAGAAAGCTGCTACGTAGTCGTGCCCGTATTCTGCGATTAGCGCTGCTTCGCACGCCTCTGGGTGCGATTTAAGGGCTTCTGGGATTGGGTTTTTCCCACGTATTCGGCGTGCTCCTGGAATGCCATCTGTGCGATGATGAATGGGTCAACACCGATTTCATCGGCTGCCTCTGCGAATTCTTCTGCTTGGTCTTCGAGCGCTAGTCCGAGGAATTCTTCGCGGGCTGTTTCTGATGTCATCAGCCCGTCTCGGATGTCTTCGAGGAATGCTTGGTGGCGATCATTCCACTCAGATGATGCAAGTTCAGGGGCGACGAAGTAGAACGCCTTGTCGCCGAGTTTGACGTCAAACTTGTTTCCTTCTCCGAGGACTTCGGCGCGCTTTGCGAGCATGGCGTTGAGATCGATGGTCATGGCAGACCTCCTATGTAGATGTGATGAAAAATTGGGTTAGCAGACCTATGGGTATGGCTCCACGTCGGTCTGCCAAAAACGTAGAGCCATGGTTGTTAGTTAATCGAGATGTCCTGAGTGTCACTACCTGTGAGGTTTGTGCCGTCAGCAGTGATTTCTCCTTCAACACCTGTGATGGTGTATGGGCCGCCTGCACGGCCTGTAACTTTGGCAGATTCCCCGCCATCAACTTTGTTAAGCACCAACTTCATGGCAGTGCCTGTTGCATCGTGGTTAATCGCTGCGGAAGCTTTGCCGTTGATAGAAACGGTAAACGTGCCACCGGTCGCACCTTTTGGCAGGGTGACGGTCTTGCTCTGTTTTCTGACTTCGGATTCATCGAGTGTGTTCGACCAATCACTTAGCGATGCGTCTTTGTTTTCGTCGGTGAGAGTCGTCCCAGCGTGTCCTGGCTTCCAGCCTTCCTTGAACATGCGACGCACTGCATATCCAGCGACTGGGTCGTAGCTGGCGCGGAATGTCATTTCATAGCCAACAAGATCGTCCTTGCTGTAGACGATGTCGCCGCGCTCAACAACCGAGACGTTCGGCATGCAGTGTCGCCGAGCTTTCTTGCCATCGACAATATCCACGACGAGGCCGAACTTGAAGTCTGGTGGAAGTTCCTTGCCCTGTTCAAAGGTCGTGACGCCTGTTTCTTGGTCAAAACGCATGTCAGATTCAGGCACACCGTAATACATTGCATTGGCAAGGCCGCTGATCGACCATACGACCGTCTTGAACTGGAAATCCTGTTTGGTTACCTGTCCACGAATTGGGTTGGTTGACTGGAATGGTGTCCAGTCGTTTCGTTCCTCGTTCTGAGACTCTGTGATTCCCCCATCAGACAGCCAACCAAAATCCACAAATGGTGGGTTCAAAGGTGCGATTGTTTCTGGCATCTGCGTTCCCTTTGGGGCGTAGCTCATCGCTCCTGTCACGCCGAGCAATGCAAGCTCGTCAGCGTAGTTGGCAGCAGATGTATCAATATCAAAATCAGTCATGTTCTTACTCTCCTTACGGAAAAATTGGTTAAGCCGGCACAGCGACCGTGATGGTCAGTCCGCACCGGCGAATTGTGGAATTGAAATCAGGGCGTGCTATTGGCCTCCCTGTGTCGAGGACTTTGAGCATGCCCTCGCGGAATCGATGCATATGTGTTCGTATCGTCTGCGCTAGTTCCATTGCTGCACCTGTGTGCCACATATCTAGTGAGACGAAGAGATCAATATCGAGGTCAACGTAATCGATCCCCCTAGAGTTGATCGCCTGCCTCCTAGCTGCAGGCCCCACATGCTGAACCCAGAGCACTGGCAGATGCTTTTCTTCGAAATCATGCGGCAATTCTGAATACACTGGAAACCCCAGCTTCGATAGTTTGCTGATAATCACGGCTTTTTCATCCACCACGTGCTGCCCTCCGGAGCGCTCCGATTCGTTTCGTCTTCTCCGTTCCGAATTCCTCATCACGATTGTCCGAAACGACATAGGCATACGCACGGCCTCCTGGACGCACGCCTGACACCACGCGGTAATGAGCTGTCCCACCTTCTGCATCAGAAATCCGCTGAGCAGCTACGCGAATCTTCTCCGCACGGTTCTTCAACGCCTGCGCAATCTTCGGGTTGCGATTCAACTGTTGGAATTGCTTGTCGTATTTACCCACGATGCACCTCCAAATCTGCTTCCACATGATGCACAGTCGCCGGTTTTAATGGATGCGGCCACCGTGCCGGATCTCCCACGACATCCAAGACAAGCAACCCAATTCGCACACGGTCTTTCGCTTTCAACTGTGGGATGTCTATCCCAGGCGGAGAAAACAACCTGAATCGTGACGTCACATAGCTGCGATTCGCTGTGGCATCTGATTCTGTTGAAGAAACCGGTTGAATCGACACGGGAACCTCCACAGGGAGAACCACTGGATTATCCCAATCCTCCATAACATCGGACGAGTACACAGACCGCTTTTCCCCGGCGCGAATAATCTCGATTCGCTGGTTGAAGATGATGCTCATGGCAGTGGTCCTAGTCGTAGTTCGTCGACGATTCTCCATTCAGATGATTGTGGTGTGGCTGAGTTCGTTGCTCCGACTGAGATTCCTCCGACGTTGAGCTGCGTGAGGTTTGACTCGTTGGCTCGGCGTGCCATGTCGTTGATGACTCCGAGGATCTCTGTCGGTTTCTCATATCCGTGTTTCATGGTGACAGTGACCATCGCTATTCCTCTTGGGAATCTCCCGTGGCGTTTGACGAGTAGCCCGTCTGGGCTGCTTCGGAAATCGCTCAGTGGGTATGTGGTTCCGTCGATGGTGACGTTGATGATCTCGACGAGGTGTTTCGTGGGAAGGACAAGGAGACTATCGCCTGGAGAGTCCAGTGTGATGGTCTCCTCGATGATGGGGAAAATGTGCCATCCGCAAAGCCTGCGGACCGCGTTTGCTGCGCGGTCAAAGGCCTCTTTGTCGATTCCTGGCGTTGGGGTTATCGCATTCATTGTTCCCCTTTCCCGTGTGTGTTACTTGTCGGCTTCTGGCTTCTGTGCTCGATTCCGTGTTGGCGTTTTCCTCTTGGTCTCTGCTGCTTCGAACGACGAGGCAGCAGGCCAAGTGTCTTCGAGTAGCACGGCATCAGGCCAATGAGCGTTCTTGTAATCTTCACTCATTTCAAGCGTTAGCTTCTGCCCGTATGGTGTTGTGACTTCGTATTCGCGTCGCATTAGAGTTCCTCTGTAGTTTCTTCGAGAGTGACCTTCACGAATGCTGCTGGGAGTGGCACCATCAGGCCGAGACGTTCCTCTGCGCGCAGCGTGACGAGGTTGTTCTCGAAGTCATCGGCGTTCGTGTTCGCGGAATCGACGCGGACACCACCCTTGCGCAAGACGGTTGCTCCTTGTCGGAATGCTCCGACAATTGCGGTTCCTGCTGGAACAGCATTGGACACAACTGTCTTGATTCCCCATAGAGGTGGATCAATGAGGATGTTGCCGTTGCCATACTGTCCTTGGAAAGGTCCACCTGCGATGTACTGGCCATTGCCGTCCTTGGTCAACCGCAGCGCCTCATAGTTGACTGGGTTGATCATGATGCCGTCTGCTTCCAAGTTGGTTGCCTGCGACACCTTGTTCTTGGCTTTGAACAGATCGTTAAACCAATCTGCTTGCTTTGCAGATTTATGCGTCTGGATACCTTCTCGGTTCAGCAGCCCCTTGATGTTCGAACCGCGCCCGTCGCCATCAATGAGTTGCTTTTCTTCCACAACAGACAGGTCATAGACCAGATTGTTGTTGATCCAGCTTGCGACAAAGTCGTAATCCTCGATCATCTCGTCGGTGAACTTTGCCAGTGCTGCGACCTTCGACAGTGACTCGGTGACAACATCGAAGTCGGCATACTTTACATATGGCTTCTTTGTTCCTTCTGCGACTGTTGCCGGAGCACCGGATGCAATACGGTTAGCCTTTTCAACAATGTATTTCACTGTCGATGCGGTTACGACCGCCGATCCCATCAAATCAGCAGCGACAAGGCGCTCGCGACGCTGGTTGATGATGCCACGCTGGTAGAAGGTTCCCCATCCCTCGACAAGATCCTTCGGGGAGCTGTGAGCATCTTCCTTCACCTGATATTCAGGAACTGAATATTCAATATGCGCACCTGCCGCTTGGTTCTTGAGTCGGTCACCTGCAGCCTTAACAAAGTGCTCTCCAAGGGAACGAGAAGCTGCAGAATCGTTCTCAGTGCCACGCTCGGTGATCGTCAGGCCCTTGAGCTTCTGTGTGACATCAGAAACCCCTCGACGTGCAGCAATGGCTTCGTCAGTAGATTCGATCTCGCTAATGATGCTCTTGACGTTCTCCACCGCCTGCGCTGCGTCTGCTGGGTCCATATCGTCGGTGATCGCACTGCGTGCTCGCTTTGCGCTGTCCATCAGATTCTCGCGGTGTGCGAGTAGGTCCTTGAGGTTCATCGGTTCTCCTTTTCCAATATGCTGAGATGCGCATCGAGCGCAGATAGAGCAAAAGCCCCCTGTTTAGGAGGCTTGTTGCTGATTGATTTTGTTAGTTGACGTGAATCGAGCATATTCGCGAGTTCTTCCGCTACCACTGCTTTCACATCAATGATGCTCGTCTCCTGATTCGCTCCGATTGGAACGACAGAAACCTCGTAGAGCTTGACCTTTTTCAGCTCGTAAACTTCCTGCTGTTCTCGTTCTCCCCACGAGCCTTCAACAACATCGAAGGCAAAACTCATTTGTGAGAGTCGTTTTGCTTTCAACAGGTTGTAGACCTGCCTCGCTTTGGGATTGTCGAGGTCAAGCTGCGCAGTGATTTTGAGCCCGTGTGCATCTTCAACAGCCGATGTCACTCCACCGATGTTCGAGAACGGATCTTTGAAATCATGCCCATACAACAGCGGGATTGTATTCCCTGACTTCTGCCATTCACCCAGTGTCTCTTCGAAAGCACCTGGAATGACAACGTCACCGTAGGAGTCAACGTTTCCGAATACGCTGGCGTATGCGGTGATTGTTCCCTCTGTTTGTGTCTCGTCGATCGAAACGTCATAGCTTTTCGTTTTCACTTCGTGCCCTCCTTTCGTAGGTAGCTCAGGTGGATTGTCGTACCACTGCCGAATGCGATCTTCGACAGATTGAGGGCGCCCATCTCTGGCAGCACGTGCGAGGCATTCCTCCATCCCTGGGTCACAAAGATGAAACGTTGCCCCACGTGCACTCAGAGCTGCTATCAGTGCTGGCGATGGTTGCGCGTTAATCAACCAAAACTCTGGTGGATCAAGTTCAACGTCAAGAAGCCACCCCATCAGCCCACGCCGCATCGCCAACACGGCATTGGCAACTGGATTCGGTGATGCATTTTTAACGTCTTGCCCTGCAACAGTTCCCGCAATGTTGTCGAAATCGAAGCGCCCAATCCCAGCTGGAGCATTAGCCTCAACAAAGCTTGATTTCCCAGAACAAGGAGGGCCTATAACGACATGGATAGTCATGATTCTTCCTCCAATCCCACATCGTTATTGCTTTCGCTGTTCTCTGTAGTGACATTCAAAGGAGTAATCAGATCTTCTCCACCGTCAATTGCCGGAAGGTTGTTCATTGCACGAGCTTCGTTCCTTGTCATCCATGGGCCACCGACCGCAGTTGATGTCACTGCCGCTTTTTCCTCAAAGCTGGCTCGTAGCTTTTCATCGAGATTGAACTCGACGTACACCGCATCATCATCGTCAATCATGGGTCGCAAAAATTCATTGATCACGCCCTCAACTTGTTTGATGATGGGCCCTAGAGAGTCGCCATACAGTGATCGTCGGAATTCTCGCACATTCGAGTAATTCGCGTTATCAAGAAGCCCGACCATGACAGGATTGACATGGTAGATGCTCGCGACCGTCTGCAATGACAGCTTGGTCATCTCAACAACCTGTTCGTCTTGTGCTTTCAGATGCGCTGGCACGAACTGCATTCCGTCTTCCAAGATCGGTGTTCCGCCAGCACCTGAACCACGCCCAGAGTATTGCGATTGCCATGCAGCCTTAAACCGCTTACGCGATGTTGAATCCCACTTCGCGTCCTTTGGCCGTGTGATCACGCCACCTAGACGCGGCCCGTTGCGCCAGAGCTGCCCACGATATGCCGCTGACTCCAGCTGCTCCTTCAGCGTCTCGCGAAGCGCAACGACTGGAGTAAGCCCGCGAGACGCTGACGTTGGGTTGTACCCATGCACGTGGATAATGCGTTCTGCTGGGATCTTGATCTGCTGCCCAGTCTTCGCGTCAATGATCCCCATCCATTCCAGCGTCCACGGATCTGAGTGCTTGCGTTGTTTGATCCACGTCGGTGGGATCCTATGCAGTTCCCACTCCCCTGAATCGCTATCTTCCATGGCCACCCAAATAAACTCGTCATACAGACACAGATCCAAGATGGAGCCATTCAACATGTCCTGCATGAGCTCAGTCTTCGATGACCTGCGCATGAGTTTTGCCAGATCCGAGTCGCGGACGCGATGCCGGCCACCGTCTGAATCTCGGCGATACACATGCAACGATGTTGATGAAATCGCTCGCGCGATAAACGTCGTGACCGTCCGCAAGTGAGGCTGTTCTGCGAACAGCTCTTCTGTTGGCATCTCTGTGACCACACCGATGTATGTATCAAGAAGCGGCGCTAAAAGCTCGTGCTGCGTTGGTGTCGTTGTCACCTGTGGCAGCAATCCTATTCTCTGGAGAAATCCCACGATGCCTCCTTCCTAGACAATGAGCAAGTAATCGTCATCGTCGTAATCATCGCCGTCATAATCGATAGCTGTGTCGTAGTCTTCATCTGCATAAGCAGAAACAAATTGGTCATCGTCAGGGCGTGTGGCCATCCACCACGCAATGTTCGCAGCCACTGTTGGAGAAACATCAGTCGCAGACTTCACACGATCCCAGATCGAAATGTCACCCAGACGTCGATCAATTGCACCTTCAATAGAGACATTGAGGATTGGCTGTGATCTGTGCCTGAGCCCTCGATTCCGAATTTCATCGATGAACCCAAGAACCGATGCAGACATCGATGTTCCTTGCCACGGGATGACCTCAATACCAGCTTCTTCCACCAATGGAGCCAAACTAGCTGATGCAGAACCTTTGATCTGCATTCCAACCTTGCCAGGAAACCATGCCTCTGCCTTTCGACGCCCAAGCCATTCAGGCACCCACTTAAACCCGGCGCGAGACGCGATGATCTCGATGTGCCACAGCCCGTCTTCGCGTTGTGATGCGATCGCGATGTGGGAGAATCGTCCATCGGAGGCGACATCGATCCCGATGTGTACGGGTGCATCTGTTGCTCGGTGGGATTCTGGATCTGTGAGAGATTCCCAGATTTTCGTTGGGATCTTGCCTGGGGTGATGACTTGCTGCCACTGGCATAATGCTTCGGCGCGGAATCCGGCTTCATTGTCGCCGGATAGTGCGTCTTCTGCTTCTGCCATGATTGATTCGGCAGTGATGTTGGAGTACCCCATTGATGGGTTGGCCTGTGCGTGGGCTTCTGGATCTAGGATGCTTGCTTCTGGGTCTGCTGACCATGAGAAAAACGCTGTTTTTGATGTGGTGTTTCCGTCATCGATCTGCCTAATCGCAGATTCTCGAAGTGATCGTAGGACGACACTTGATTGATCTCCTGCGTTGGAGAATCCCCAGACTTGTGATTGTGGGCGGTTTCTTGATGTTGGGACGATAGCGTTCCAGGCTTCCCAGTCGAGATGTTCGCGGAGCTCGTCGAGGAGCGCGAGATCAACTGACTTGGAGCGTCCGCCTTTGCGCGATGTGACAGCTAGTGACCAGATCGGCATGGTTTTTGCAACGTCCAAGATCCCAGGGACAGGTGCTGATGCCAGCTTCATCGAAGCTTTGCCGTTTGCGCGGGGTCGCCACGCGCCATTGAATTTGTCATCTTCTCCCTCACTTCGCGGATTGTCTGGCAGGAATGTTCGCAGCACGGGGTTCCACGCTGCGATTAGAAATGCTTCGTTCAATGTGTCTTCGGCATCGCTGAGCGATTGCGCGGCAGAAAGCACGCGAGATGCTCCATATTGGAAGATTCTCCAGAGGCCGAGAACAACCATCAGCATGGTCTTTCCGTTTTGCCTGGCGACCTCAATAACGACGACTCGCCAACGGAATGAACCATCTTCGAGAAGCTCTAGGCCATGGATCAGCGCCCATTTCTGGAACGGGTACAACTCGATGCCAAGAAGCTTTGCAAATTCGATGACCTCGAATCCCGCTGACGTTTCTGAAGTCAGCTCACGAAGCGGTGGAGGGAAAAACCGTGGTTCCGTTTTTCCTTTAGCCCCCATTTTGCTTCTTGTACTCCTTCATGATTTCGAGCACCTTCATTCGATCAGCGACAACGTTGGATGGTGCGCTGGATTTATCCTCCCCGCTTGCCTCTGTTGGAGCCGTGCCAAGCAGCTTCATGACACCCATCAAGTGCGGACCTAGGTACAGCGCTTTGGTAGCTTGCTCGGTGTCGGTGTTCACGGATTCGTCAATGTTGAATGCGTAGAGTCTTCCGAGCATCACCACTGCTGAATACTTTTCCGGCACCGCAATGCCGTCTGCCTCCAACGCAGCGATCGAATCACAAAATGCTTGCTCCAGTTCGCCTACCCGGCGCGAATTAGTAGCCAAATGACTTCAACCTCCGATCGTTGGGTTCACCGTGTTATTGAGGGTCGAGGTAAGGGGGGTATCTGCGGGGAGAGAGGCCAGCTGACCCACCCTTCACCCGTCCGTGGATTTCGTTCCCGTGATCTTGATACCCCCTCCCTAGCTGGTGTTTGCTCACCATTGCTCGGATAGGCTCCCGAGGCTGGGGGCTGGTACTCCGTCTTTGCGGGATCTGTTGCAGGAGCAGTGCGATGGTCGAAGATTCTCTGGGTCTTCTGCCAGCTCTGGGTGCGTTGCCTGCGGGTAGAAGTGATCCGGCTCGAATGAGTCTCTGCTGTTCGGTGGGGCATCGTAGTTGATGGGTTGTCCGCAGAGCCAGCATACGGCACCTGCATCACGGCATTGTTGTTTGAACATTGCTTTGAGTTTTTTCGCAGCTCTAGAGTCAAACCCCATGTCTTGTCCTCCCCTCGTGTTGCATCGTTGATGCATAACAAAAGGCCCAGTCACATGCTTGTGATCTGGACCCAGAAGATTCGAGCGTTAGCTTACTATATTGGGTGTCCCACGCGGTAACTACATTGCATTATTGCAGGTAGCCAGCTTGTCTAACACCTCTTGTAGGTCCACTATGACACGGCCATCTTCCATTGTTTGTGAGGCTATCGCCCCCTCGTGTGCCCACCGGTGAATCGTGGTCTTTGATGTTCCATAGCCGAGCCCTTTGCAGATCGCGGCGACCTCTCTACATGTCCCCTGCTTAGGCGATGTGATTGCTCCATCATCATCGGAAGAAAACATCTCACTTAGCAGCTCCGACTGGCTGATCACCTGCTCCGCAATAACATCAGCTTCATCAAGATCTCCGATATCAATCAAGTGGCACTGAAGCCATGCCGCAACGCTATGCACGGATCTCGAATAAGGCGGGACCACATTCAGCTTCACCGCGCAGCCCCATGCCCAATGAGTCAGTAGACGCTCCGTCTCCCACTTCACATCCAGAATTGGAATCCTCAATGGAGGGCGCGACCCTTGCCCAGAACCTCCCCTTCCTTCAGAATAACCGCACTGAGAAGGGAGTAAAAGATCATCAAGCAAAGGGCCTAACTTCTCCAACTCATACAGAGCTTTCCCTAAAGAATGTAACTTCCAACTATCCATGAGCTTTATTCCTTCCACCTCCACGGCGACCCCTACGTCTCCGACGTCGATTAGCTACCGTCCCTGCCTGTCCATTCCCGTCCCGTCCCGTCCCGAGAGATCTAGATCCGTCACCCCACCGATCTGTGATTTGTTCTAGATCCGTGCTAGGTTTTACCGTTTCGTTATCAACGTGGTTATGCGGTGGCGCTTCAACGCCAGGCGCTGCTCGATGGGCCCGCGCTGCTGCCTCCAAGGGCGCTGCTGCTTGACCCACCTGCTGCTGCTCCGACGGCGCTGCCGGTGCATGATCATGTTCACGCGGCGCTGCTGCCATTGAAGGCGCTGCTGCCTGACCGTGATCGTTGACAAGAGACTGTTTGACCCAGTCTGGAGCCTCATCAAGCGGATCACTAACGAATGGCGCTTCAACATCAGGCGCTGCTCGATGGGCCCGCGCTGCTGCCTCCAAAGGCGCTGCTGCTTGACCTACCTGCTGCTGCTCCGACGGCGCTGCCGGTGTTGTGATCTGCTGTCCGATGTCCAGGTGTGTTTGGCGTGGCTCGAGATGAATGCCCTCATGCTGAGCCCACTCGGAACGATTAATCCAGTCGATTGTGTGGTCTGTGTAATGTACCTTTTCTCTCGTAGGGGTTGGCAATAGTTGAAGTTCTTCACCTGCGCCACGTTTTGAGTTGCAGCTCTTGCAGGCGACAACCAGCGTATCCACGGTTGATTCCCGATGCTCATTAAGTGAGTCAATCGTCGCTGCGCGCCAGCTTTTCCGATCCCGCCAGTCGACGGTTTTCCCGCACCAGCGGCATTGGTCGCCGTCGCGGTAGCGAACTGCGGGGATTAAAGCCGGGTTGCGCTTATCAGCGGCGCGACGGCGGTCGATCTCGACTTCATCCCGGCTGCGATTGTGGAGGAGCTCATTGTCATCGACGATTCGTAGAACCTTGCGCCCGTCAACTTCATCGCGAAAAAGCATTCCGGCATCTACAAGAACGTCAATCAGTTGCTTTTCACGTCCAGGTGCGATTTGCGCCATGAGCCCATACTCAATGATGTAGTCAGTGAGATGCGCAGCCGACACAGTTGTGAGCTGGACGAGCGCACCAAACGCCTCATTTTTGAGCGAGTGGTCGAATTCGCATGAGGTAAGGAGCCTCGACATGAGCGGATGTGTGGCGATGTTGTCGCCGACTCTGCTCCATGCCATGGTCTATTTCCTTTGCTAGTCATTGTGTTTAGCGTTGTTTTCTTGAGAAAAGGGGATAGCAAACCGCACAGAGCCCTTCTCCCCGGTGTTTTCGAGCCCCGCTGGGTTCTTTTCCCCGTGGGCCACCCTGCGGTATCAATCGGACATTGCAGTGCTTGCAATGTCGCAAGACATCGATACTCGAGCCGTTTCTGTGCGAGACATCGCAGTATCTCCCTGCTACAACTCCGTCGACTCTGAGTTCTTCTTTTTCAAAATCGGAAAGCATCTTCTCACACTCGGCCAGAAGTGTGCAGGTCATGCACTTTTTTCTAGCTATTTTGTGGCGTTCTAACATCGCTACAGTTGATTCTCGCGGGCCTTGGGAATCCCAGTAGTTAGGCTCCGCGGTTTTACCTTCTGACTTTCGGCGACAGATCGCTGCGTCAATATGTTTCATGAGATCCCTCCGATTGGTGCTGCATCGACGATATTGGCTTTATCTTTTTCGGTTTCGAGCAATACTTCTGGGACGTTGAGTACTGACAAGGTCCAGAATGTCGCCTCAGCCACAAGTCGATGCGATTCAGTTCCCTCGTGCACATACGAGCGCATACTCAGCTTGGGCTTGCCTCCTAGGTATCGCGTCGCCCGAGCTAGTTCTGTTATCTGAGCTGGCGATGGCGTCACATCGCAAGGCGATGTTTCAGCAAGCTGTTGTTTGACTCTAATGATTGTGCGGACAGGATCTCCGATTTCTGCAGAATCGTTCCGGTGAATCGTCGTAAGATCAACTCCGCGCCCAGCCCCATTTTCGTCGGTGAAATCAACTTCTTTCCCTCGAATGCAGATCCCTGCCATAGGCCGCGAGTCTTCCGATTTCTTCCCGGTCTCAGCAGTCGCGAGAATCAATGCTGGGACTTTTGCTTTATCGATCGTGATGATCTCATCTTCTTCACTACTGACATTCGCGACGAGAAGCTCCACCTTGGCGACCAGCGTTGCCTTGTCATTAACTGCACAGATATACAGATAATCGCGGTCTGGTGAGACTCTCATCTGGATGATGTCATATGGGCTCTTCCCAGCAATTGCTTTTGCCGCTTTCAGCCCCCAGTTCAATTGGGTTTTGTCGCACACTAGCTGTGTTTTAGTCATTGTTCTGTTCCTTCTATTAGCGCAAGCTGACCAGGCAGTTCCTGGATAGTGATTTGCCTAGGCGAGACGATCCAGTGATGGATTTGTATTTTTCTTCGTTCTGGTAGGTTCTCCCACCATTCATCTGCGATTGATGCATCATCCATGTCTCCGCTTCTCCTGCAGAATTTTTGCGCGGGGGTTCGCAGGGCATGTCTGGAAATGCGGGCGAAAAAGTGGCTCTCCCATGAGACGCGCTCGGCGCAATTTCGACTCCGCTAAACGCGCCACTGTCGTTTTTTCTGCCGCGACATTAGCCACCCACCGTGACCGTATCCGCCATTCGCCTTCTTCCGACGGCTTTGCATCAAAAACGTGCCATCGATCGTCTTTAACAAAGAGCACGGCTGCTCCACAGTGCTTGCACATTCCTTCGTTATTCGTCATGAGAGTCGATCGCTTCCCGAAGCTGCTGTGCATATGCATCAACGATTCCGACGCCTAGGAAATACTCACCAGCGCGCATTGCTTCTGCCTCAGATATAAGAGCTTGGTGCAGTTCTTCTAAAGCTGTCCGGTTCATCTCCGCACCCCTGTGAAGATTCGAGACGCTGCCTCTTCATCTGGCATTGGTGGAATCTGTGCGATCCCGTAGAGATCAAGGATTTTCACGCTCTGCACGTCGACATCCTCGTTGAGCATGTCTAGGCGCTTCGTCGCGTCCTCAATCTTTCGATTTGCATCAGTCAGGTTGAAAAGCAGGAGCATTGAAAAGACGATGTTTATGAGCACTAAAAGAATCATTTTTTCTTCCTCTAATCGTGGGAATGGTAGGCAAGAACTGTGATGAATGCGGCACTTGTAAGCCAGATGTTTTGCCACTCGCTGACGGCAAGCGCACGCATGATTTCTTCTTGAAGGTCATCGAGTTCTGCTTCTGTCATTTCTCGCCAGTACTCTTTTGCTGCTTTTGCAATATCTTCACGGCAATGATCGAAGCGGATTTCGACAGCATCTTCGCTGTCTGGGTATGGGTTTTTGTAAGTGCGCATTGTCATGCTGCTGCTCCTTGCTGGATGAAATTGACGAGGTCTGAGTGCTTGATCATGATGCGGTTCTGCTTTGATCCAGGTCGTTTGGAGTGCGGCAGAATCCCCTGTCGACAGAACTTCCGGATTTGCCATGCGGAATATGGAATGATTTCCGCAGCCTGCGATGGCGACAGCCATCGGTCGATGGTGGTAGTATTTCCCATAGATGCTTTTCCTTGAGTGTCATTTCCGACCTGGTGCAACAGGTCGGTTTTTATTTGTCTTGATATCGTCGATGTCGAATCTCCCATCAAGGAATCTTTCGACGAAGTACCGTTGCCCTTTTCCCGTAACCTTCGGAGTTACGGTGATCGATGATCTTCCGTCGGATCTGGTCACGACGGTTTCTTTGATTTTGAACAGTCCGAGTTCCATCGCTTTTTGCGTTGGTGTGTGCTTAATGTGGCTTGGCCCGTCCATGAGGTATTTGTGCTTTCGAAGCCACGCGAAAAGACGATTTCCGCCGACCTCAATACCATTGCCGCGCAAGATCTTCGCTAAGTCACGTACCAAGATGTCAGTGTTAGCTTCCGCGACAGCATCAGCGAACATGACCTTTGGTTTATCAATCGCTGCTTGCGCTTCGAGTGCTTTACGTTGGTCGCGCTCTTGCTTGATCTGTTCCAGAAGTTTGATTGCCGTTGTTGGATCAGCGAGCATTTGCTCTACCGTGGCTGTTGTTGCGTACATTCCGTGGCGTCGAATTTCTGGCAGAACTTCCCCGGTAACCCACCGACGGAATTCTTTTGCTTGAGGGACGCGAGACTGGAAAAGGAGTTCGTATAGTCCTGATTCATTTACGACTCTGAGCTTTTGCACGCCTCCTGGTGTAAGGGTGTCGGCAATGCCGACCCCCTCTGGATCGATACGAGATAGTGCATCCCTAGAGTTTTTGATCTCTAAGATCTCGCAAATATCTTTGCCAACCCATTGAGGCTCTCCGTCCTGATTTGTAAGGACGCGTACTCGCTTTCCACGAAAGTTAAATAGCTGCAGTTCCACCCCTTCCACTCCTTTCAGAATTTCGCTTTATTTCGTTTATTTATGTGCTTGACTTTTCTTAGAAATGTTTCCTAGAAGGAAAGATGAAATTTGATGGGCACCTCCGACAATCCGAATGATGGTTTTAGTCACGAAGACATCGAGTTTTTGCTTCGAGAGAAAGGACTGTCGACTAGCGCTGATTTGGTAAGCCAACTTCGTGATCTGGAGTATGAAATTAAGACTGGTTTGATGAAGCCGGCAGAGGCTTACAACCAGTGCATCCAGTTCACTCGCCGCACTAGTTCGGTCATTACTACACAGTTTGCAATTCTCGAAACGCGAATCCGAGCGATTGAATCCCAGCTCAGCAGCGAGTAGCTCACGCTTCAGGATCTCGTACTGTCGCTCATAAAACTCACTGTCGTCTGGTATTGAAATCTCTACGTTCGGTGTGTCCACGGTGATTCTTTCTTCCCCTGCGCACAACACGTCCTCTTTGTGTGTTGTTTACAATGTTTTTACGCATAAGCCGATTCACCTTGCGGTATCGCAGTAGTCTTCGGATATGGACGAAAAGACCTTCACGCTTAATATCAATGGTTACGAATACGAGATGCCGTACTGGACGTTCCCCTGGATTGTTTACGCGGTGAATACCCTCCAAGAGGGCGGTGTACCGCTTAATCTTCGGACTGCTCGTTTCCCGAGCCTGTGGATCAAGCCTGAATACGATGTCCAATTCGTCTTTCCCGATCCTGCTGACCCCGAGATTCCGGAGCGTCTGACGGAAAAGGAGCGTCATCACGCGATGGATCTCTTCAATGGTGACAGCATGTACGGTTACCGGGTCCTTGACGTCAGCATGGATGACAGTGAACCTATCTTTTTCGAATGGGACGACCCGAAGTTCAACCAGCGGAGCTCCGCTGATTCGAAGCCTGAATAAACTCTGCATTGGTGCGGAGCCGTCTAGCTCCTGCTTTGCAGCAGATATTTTGCTCTTCCGAATCTCGCACTGTTTCCTGCAAAACTCGACGTTGAGCTGGTCGATTAATCTCCGCATGCCATCGCTATTACTCATGCTGGCGACCCCTTCCTGGCACAGATATGCTGCTGATATGTCTAAAGTTGTTCTTGTTTATGGTGGTCAGCGCTACACGCTGGCGACCTCAGATGTCGCTTCCGTCCACTTCCGTATCACCGAGCGTTTGAATCATTCCGCGCACTACCGCGACCGACTCGACCGGCGCCCATTCGGACAAGAGCAAGGCAGTCTCCAAGATTTCCCCGGCGGTCCGTTGCTGGAGCAGTTCGACCCCTTTGAGGTTTTCGAGCTTGCGGACGGTGGCGAAGTCTGGGTCGCTTGCTACGACGGCGTTGACCTCGCGTTGGAAACGGAGCAACGTACAAAAGACCTCTTCGAGTCTTACCGCGATCAGCGGTAGCCATTCCTCTGGTACGCCCGCTGCGTCATAAACGCTGAACCCGGTTTCTTCTCTTTTCAATTGTGCGATTGCTCGCTCAAGTGCTTGGCGTGCCTTAACTTGGCGTGGACGTTGTTGCTTCGGTGTCACTCCAGTGAGGTCGATTACTTTTCGACGACCATGCAGATCTTCGCCGATCCTTTCCCAAGCCATGAGTAGTTCCTTTCTTATGCTTTTCGACGCCTAGTTCCCGGCGCGTTTAGGCTGCTGTGGTTTCGGTTTCCCAGGTGACGATTTCGGATAGGCCTAGGCCGAAGGCTTGGGCGATTCCGATTGCGAATGCGAGGGATGGTTCGCGTTCGCCGGTTTTGACGTCGACGAGTGTGCTTCGGCTGGTTCCGATGGTTCGGGCGAAGGCTTCGTCGCTGGTGATTCCGCTCATGTTTCGGAGGCGGTCGATGAGTCCGTCACGGATTTTGATCTTTACATTTGCCATGTTCAACGCCTTTCTATCTCGTTCACGAAACACGCTATACCATTCATGATACACATGTCAATACCCTCCGGTTTGTAATGTATTGCTGGCGGGACATTGTTGTGTCATAATTGACGCATGGAGCAACTAACAAGCTGGCTAAGAAGCTTTCGCGGAACTGATTCCGACCGTCAGATTGCAATCAATTCCGGAATCCCAGTAGCCACACTCGCTAGGCAGTTGCGCGATGGCACGGTTACCGTTGAAACGGCAGTGAAGATCGCACGCGCATACCAAGTCAGCGTCGTCCCAGCGCTGCTCGCGCTCGATGTGCTGACCGAGTTCGATCTCAAAGCATTTTCAACGTCGAGCGGAATCATGGACGCTAGTGATGAAGATCTAGTCGCCGAGATTCTCCGACGAATGAAAGCCGGGCAAGCCGACTGGGCGGAGAAACCAATCAGCGAGTTGGACACCCGTCGCAAAGCAAAACGCGGCAACAACTCCCCCACCGCACCCCCGCATGTCACTGAGCCTGACTACGATGCCATCCTCGACGGCATCAACGCCGGAACAGAGCCAATTGCAGCGCAAAAGGCCACCGACCCACTCGAAGAAAACTACACCTAGGAGCACTTCATGAGCCCTGTGGAAGCAGCCCTCGAAACACTCGCCCACACCATGGGCATCACAGTGATCGAGACGAGCAAGCTGGGAAGCACCCTCAACGCTTGCTTTCACCCACCAACACAAACAATCTTTATCAAAATTGGCCTCGACCCAGTCACCCGCCGCTGCGCCATCGCCCACGAACTAGGACATGCCCACTACGGGCATAACTGCTCAACTCCCGGCGCGGAGCGGCAGGCTGATGAGTGGGCAGCACAGCAGCTTTTGGATGTTGGTGATGTGGAGGCTGTAGGGCTTGAGTGTGAGGGTTCTGCTGCGGCGATGGCTGCAGAGTTGGGTGTTACACCTCATCTACTCGTTTTGTGGATGGGGATGTATGAGCGAGGAAGAATTCAGCCGGAGAAGAGGGCATGTTAATGCCTTAATCACTTTCTCATATGTAACAATCGGTGTGATATTTTCGATATTTTGTTAAAATATCACTCGAACTGTTATAAGAAAGGAATATGGCATGGCCCACACTACCGGCGAAAACCTATTCACAATGAAGCGGGTACTCCGCAATCTTGAAGCTGACCATGATGCCCTACGGGAGGCGCTGGCCGATGGACGGCGCATGCGGGACTTGCTCCCCTACGGCGACTACATCAACCGGTACCGCAACCTGACAAGGGATCCCATGGTGGTAGCCATTCACAAGCAATTCCACGAAAGCGGACTCGGCGGGCTCACGATCGACGAATCCATGTTTCCACTCAGCCTCCGCTTCGAGGACGACGATGTCACCCTCGTTTTCCGCAGGCCGGAAGGATTTCGCCATGGAACGAACGAGGAATCATCACAAAGGCCGCTCATCGAGCGTCGATCTCGCATCGTCCTCTTCTGGAAATATGCAGAGCCTGGAACCGACGCGCTCAAACGGATCTCGCTCCAGATGTTCGACAACGAAGGCCCTCTCGAAGAAGCCACCATGTTGTCTGAGAAAATTCCACTACTCACAAAACCTGAATCACTGACAACTGCAATGTTCATCCCCACCCACGCAGACGAACCCCGCTTCGTTTTCGGAAGCTAGAAAGCCAACTCATGCCAACCCTCAGCTCGAACCTGAAACACCTACGCTTGCTCCTCGGACGATCCCAGGGAGAATTCGCCGAGCAATTAGGCATCGCCCAATCCACCTTGAGCAGTGTCGAGCGAGAAAACCGACCCCCCAGCACGAAACTCATCAACACCGCACGGTTTCAAACCGGAGTCAGTGCTGAATATTTCGAGGCATCCATCCACTTCTACGCAGCACCCGATCTACTCTTCCGCTCAGCACGCGAAGGCCGTGCAAACGCTGACAAGATAGCTGCAGCCTTTTCCATCACCGAACATTACCTTCGTGAACGGTACCCCGACGTGACATCAGACCTACCCACGATTCCCATTGCCGATCTCGAAGGCGAGCTGAGCCTCCGCATGCTGGAAGAATTCGCCTCTCAAACCCGGGATCACTTTGGGATTGATCAAGATTCAATGATCCCAAACCTCACCACAGTGTTAAACAACCACGGAATCCTCGTTACCTCACTGCCTGACTACGTCGTTGAGGAGACCAACTTTGACGGAGTTTCAACGCCGACCGACTCGACATTGAGGATCATCGCACTCAATCAACAACGAAGTGGAGACCGCTATCGGTTCAGCCTCGCACACGAACTCGCTCACTTGATACTTCACGCAAACACACTCCGATCCGACAAATCCCAGATGGAAAAGGAAGCGAATATTTTCGCCGCCAGCTTCCTCATGCCACGCGCCCTCCTCACGCCTGTAATTACTCCAGAGCTAACGCTCAAGGACTACGCCGAGCTCAAAGCTCAATGGGGCTACTCCATCCAAGCAATCGTCCGGCGTGCCCACGAACTCGAACTCATCGACTACAAACGCTACCGCAGCCTACGAATGCAAATCGCAGGCCGCGGCTGGAACATCAACGAGCCTGTCGACGTACTTCTTGAAAACGTCTACATCGACCCGATCGACTTACTCTCCAACAACATCAAAAAGCATCAATCGACGAACGAGGGTCTAGCGACCGTGACATCTCTGCATAAGCAATAGACAGCCAAGTGCCCTTCACCTGTCCGCCGGCAAGCAAGACCCGGTGAAGGGCAATGCCCAGCCCCTTCTAAAGAACTAAGCAAGAAAGAAGTCTACCCCATGGCTACCGTCCGTGACCTCTGGACAAAAAGAAACCCCAACACCACATCCAAAACGAAACGTATCCGATCAGCGCGATGGGGCGTCGGCAAGCGCTGGCAAACCGTCTGGATTGAGAACGGGCGCGAAGCAACAAAAACATTCGAGACCCGCGACGAGGCAGAACTCTGGGCAGCCCGCGCAGAAGTCGGACAAGCCGACGGCACCTGGATCACCAAAGACAAAGTCGACATCACACTCTCCGACCTATGGGAACCCTGGATCGCATCAAAAGGAAACATCTCAGACAAAACCAAACGCGACTACCTCAGCTACTGGAACGTCCACATCCGACCACAATGGGGACAAACCCCCTGTGCACACATTCAACGCTCAGTCATCAACGCTTGGATCCCCACACTTTCAACAATGAAAAGCGTGCCAGCCAGCCAACCACCGCGAGCACTCAGCGAATCAGCCATGCGCAAAGTCGGCCTCATCATCCACGGAATCCTCGACCTCGCAGTGGAACTCGGAGTCATCCACCAAAACCCCACCAAAACCGGCGACCTACCAAAACAAAAGAAATCAGAACGCCGCTACCTCAAAATCACAGAAGTCGACGAACTCATCAGACAAGCACCCACCGAACAAGCAAAACTCCTCCTACGCGTCCTCATCATGACCGGTCTAAGACCAGGAGAAGCAAAAGGACTCAAAGTCAAAGATCTGGACCCAGTACGCGGACGTCTCATGATCCGCCGTGACGTTGATGACTTAGGCCGTGAAGACTCAACAAAAACACGAAACCACCGAGATGTACCCATCGGTGGCGAAATCCTGGTGCTCCTAGATCGCAACGCTCAAGGCAAAGACCCTGATGACTGGCTGATCCCTGACGAACGCGGAAAAGTCTGGACTACCGCCCGATGGAGGGTGGTGTGGAAAAACCTGTGCATCTGGACTGGGATTGGTGACCTCGACACCTACGAGTTACGCCACACTGCTGCATCCATCGCCATTGCAGCCGGTGCTGATGTGAAAACAGTACAACTTATGCTCGGCCACTCCAGTGCTGCGATGACCCTGGATATCTATGCGCATCTCTGGGAAGAAGGCCTTGATGCCATTCCCGGCGCGATGGAAGCGCATATGGAAAGTGAGAGGAAACGCGCCGAGGAAGCGTCTACAGTTCATGAGGCGTCAGAGGCGGAGCGCAGGCGGGCTCAGTTCAAGGTGATTGGTTAGCTGGCGTCCACTTTACACCGCATTAGGACAATAATTGCAAGGTTTTTCATGGATAAATTTCTTTAGCTTGAGCATTAAAAACACACTTTCGGAACACTTATACAGTTGTGTACACGAGCATATGTCTGTAGTCTCTGGGGCAAGACACCAACCCGAGAAGGATAAAGCTGGGTTCCCGAATGGGAGTAGGGCTTCGGCCTGAGAATCCTTTGCTCCGAGGGCTGGTGTCTAATTATTTTTCTTAGATACAGCAAATTTCAATCGATCCAAGCACTTTTCTGGATCCTTGATTAGTTCATCAGCGATGTGCTTGATCGCTTGCTGCGAGTACGTCCACGACGGATTCACCTCGTTACTTGCTTTGCGATCATGACTAAAACGCGGATCTCCCTTCATCGCGTACGCTTTGATAAACAGCTGAAAGTCATGCGATGTGAATTTGTTTTTCTTCGAATCACGAAACTGGATCTGCACTTTTGCTTTCTTCAGACGTTTGTTCACTTCTTCGATGCAACCATTAGCAGTGAATGGGTAGTAGCTTGAGCTATCTCGAATATCCTTGACAATCGTTATGCCATCCTCCGCGTCAGCCGAGACGTAGACATTCAGATCCGCATCCCTTGCCTTTTTTACGAGACGGAAATTGGTTTCATAGATCGCAGCCACTCTGCCGGAATTACCGTCTCCAGCAGCGTCGGCTGCCTGTTTGCTCAGCGATAGTAGCTTCTTCGCTACATGAGGCTCGTACTTTGCACGAATTACTTCCGGTTCAATAGCTCCCCGCTTCACCGCAAGAGTCAAGTGATTTTCTGGGATTAGGTCACTTACCGACTGTCCGTGGAGCTCAAACAGCTTGTCTGCATAGTTGTTAACAGACATTTGAAGAAACGGTCCGTAAAAAATCTCGTATTCATCGGTAATGAAGTGCGTATTAGTATTTCGGAAACGAATTAACTCGGCCATGTTGATGCGTAACGGGTCTTTGTCATTCGTAAACACTTTCTTGAGGCAGTCAGTCAAGGCGATTGTCTTATCGCCGTCGTCGTAGTAAATTTCGTCAATTCCGTACTTGCGTATGATGTACGACTTAAGCATGAGCTCCCATGCATTACAAAGGAAGATCGAGCAACTTTCAGCGTGATACTTCAAGGTGGGTCGGTTATAAAGCTCCACAGCCAGAGCAAATGCTTCTTTGCTCTTTTCTAACAAACGGTCAGCTGTGTCGAGTTCACCCAT